ATAACTCTCTATGAAGACGTTAAATTCATTGAGCAATACATACCGAATCCTCCACAGCTTATTAGCACTGCTACTATTGCTTTTGTTGCTGCCAGTACTCCATTACTGCTTAATCTTGTCAAACCTTTAGTAAAAAATCTGATAAAGAAACTGACAAAGAAGAAAAAAGATGTAAAATAATACATAAGCGATAAGCCCAGCATCATGTTATTAAGTTGGCCTCTGCTCTGTTGGATAGACTTATTGCTTTTTTAGACAAGTGTATACCCGTAGCTTGTCTATTTTAATTTGTGAGTGTGTGGGATAACTTGATTTGGTGGCGGTGAAACAACGACTCCTTCACATAATTTTGCGTACTTGCTTTTTGGATCAAAATATATTCCCTTCAACATCAGATCTCCACAATTTTTTAATCTTGCCATTTCATAATTGAGCAGCTTTGCATTTAATTCTTGTTTCTGTAACTTTATTTGTGTTTGTGCTGCATCAAGACAAGAATCTTGAAATCTATTATCCAGTGGGATATTAAATGTAAGTGCGAATCCAAAGTTAAGTCCTAGAGAATCCTTGTTGTTACTATAGTTTTCTTGGTAGTAAAGCACTTCCCCTGGATTGTCTGGCACACCATCTTCATCTAAGTCTGTTGGATCGTACACGGGCGTATGATAAATGTAGTCCTGTGGTCGCTTTTGATTAAACGAAGTGGTTACGAATGGGCTAAATGCCATTTGAGGTCCAGAACACTTAATATTATTTCCGTACATATTTTCTACCATTGGGCCACCCAAAACCTGTGTAGCAAAGTTTGACACGGAGCCTGACGCAGATGCGGAAGGAGCAGCAGTGTTTGAGGTGTTAGCTAATACAGGATTACCTAGGAGACTTATTGCGAGAAGATAGTTGTGGTATCTGTGACGCTTGTGCTTTGAATCGTGCGAGTTATGTCGGTTACAGATTCCATTCCAGGTGCTTGATAAACTTCTGTAAATTGAAAAGCATCCCCAGGATTTGATTGAGTCCAGTTTGGTCTTTGATCTAGATTTAATCCCTGCCATGTATAAGTAGTTCCGTTTATATTTTCATTAACTGAGGTAGGTGCTGGAGATATAGAAGATCCATCATGCTGTATTCCTGATCCTGTAACTGAGTAAAGAAACCCAGAATTATATTCTGTTGTTCGTATAGACTCTGTAATATTTGTTGTGGTTTCAGTTCGGCTGGTGGAGCTACCCTGCGTAAAATTAGGTACAATTGGCACAGCGTAACAAGGAGCAGATATAACAAAGCCAAGAAGAAGAAGCCTCCTCATTCGATAGTGAGATCAACAACAAACTGACCTGTCATTACGATACCTGTTCCAGTTCCTGGTGTCATCGTAATATTGTGATTATCTATTGCTACTGCTGCTGTTCCCACACTTCCAGCACTTGTAGATGTTAAGTCACTGAAGTTTGGTACAGTGCCTACTGTAACTGCACTACCAGGTGTGGCATCTCCTTCTACATAGGACTGTGCAAAACTGAAGGCTTCACCACTGGTCGCTTGCGTAGCAGATGGGAACGAAATGCTCGGAACCCCCGAAGTCGTAGATCCAAAACCGCCTAATGTAGCTGCTGAATTTGAGTCAACAGTAGTAACATTGTTACCTGAAATGCTGTAACTAGATCCGATTTTATCCGCTGTACTTGCAGCCGATAAAGATTCAAATTTTACGCTTGATGATATTGAATGAGTCATATCTGCATAGGCTGGTGCGGATGCAAGCAATAAAAGAGGAAGTAGCTTTTTCATTTGATACCTACTTTGTTTTTACTATTATCTACTATCTTAGGACCATTGTTGTTACCTGTGCCACTTTTCTTGTTTCCCACTGAGATTCCATAGCTTCCGAGGACACCACTGACTAAACCTGCCGTGAACGCTCCATCAATTCTTACCTTGCCCATGTACCCCAAAGTCATCATTGATAAACTCCAAGTCAAAATCAGAAATCTTATAGCGTGACCAAAGAGTTCACCCCATTCGATGCCTTCCTTTTCTTCTTTCTCTGCAGCCATAAAAGTTAAGATTCTTGTCTAATACTAGCAAGTTAGCTATGTTTGGGAAGTAACACATAAAAACGATGGTAAAAATTCTAAAACCTATCCTTCTTATTTTTATTAAATCAAAAGCAATGAAGAGATTAATTATTGATTTACTTAAAGCGATAGCTAAACAAACAGACAACACGATAGACGATCAGGCAGTTGAATTTATTGAAGCCAGAATGTTCCCAGGTTCTACAACTAATCTTCAATGAAAATAACTAAATTTCTCAACATTGATATAGAGCCAGCACCTCCAGAAATGGAATTACAGGTTGAAATGCAATGTAGAGAGATTATGCAAGCTAATGATTTAGATAACGTAAAAAGATATTGTACACACCTGCTTAGAAAAAAATTTGATCAAGATGTCTTTATGGCTTCGTTATTAAATAGACTTATAGAAATGGAATCTGATCGAGTAGTTAGAGAAATGAGGAAAGAAAAAAAGAAACCTACTAATCCTATAAAGAAGTTTTTTCGTATTCCTTAATTTCATTATCAGTAAAATCTCTTACTAATAATTTATCAATCTTATCTATTTCATAATTAAACTTAAGAACTGCTGTTCTTATATGTTCTGAAACCCAACGACCTTCTTGATAAACTACTTGAGCTTTACCATTCTCTTTTATAAAAACATAATGATCTTGTCCTTTCATTTGTATTTCTAAAAAATTCTTTTCTAGATTTTTACGTCTTATTTCCTTAAGTTTCCGTAACTTAAGAACAGACTTTCTAACTGATTTCATTTTTTAAATATAAGGCATAGTATAAAACATATGCCTTTTGTAAATAAAATTAAAACAGACCTTGTGAGTTAGTAACACCCTCTATTTTTTGTGGATTAATTTGACCAAAAAATCCGTTCCCGTCATCTGATTCCAACGCTTTAGCGTTGATGTATATACCTTCAGTTTTAACTGTGCCTTTTTCTTTCCCAAGATAAACTGAGCCTCCAGCAGTTTTTGTATTTACTAAATTTTGAAAGTGATCCATCAGATGTGTAACTGATTCTGTTGGAATAAACAAACTTAGTTGAGGACCAAATCTACCATCATTGACAGTAAATTTAACAGGCAATGGAAGTGCTGGATTAAATTCTTGTTGTTGATTAGCCATTGAAATAATTTTGTAAAACGTTTTTGATAAATTGATTGGGAGGAACATTATTGTCTTTGCAATAAGTTCTTATTTGTTTTGCAAGAAGATCATCAGTTCTGATAGAAAAGATGTTTCTGTTGTAATCTTTATGGCGATCTTGCTTGCGTTCTTGAAGTTGATCTAGAACTTGTTTCCCTGCAAATTCTGCTTCTTCTTGAGTCATAGAGTTGAATCAATTTCATTTATTAGAAGTGTAAGGGCTTTACCTTGTTCAGCAGTTCTTATGTCATCAGGACCAATCCCCTCTGCTGTAATATCAAACATCTTTTTAAATTTATCTATTACAGAATCTTTTTTATTAGGATATTGTTTTGTTAGATTCATCATCTTAGTAACAACAGCATCTTTGGCAAATTGTGATATAGGCTTACCATAGTTCTTATCTTTTATAGATTCAACAGGTTCACCTTCATCGTTAGGCTTACTGGGAGTTCTTTTTATACGATCCTCTTTTTCAGCAGTTGATTGAGTTAATGACATGGCATCATCATCTTCCTCAGAACCTATGCCATAAGCTGCACCTAATGCATATCTTCTTGTATATGTAATTGCAATACCAAGATCATGCATAATGTTAAAACCTTTAAGTTGTTTTAAAGGTAATTTACTTTCTAATTTTTGATCTTTGAAATACAAAGTTGTGACACAAATTGTAAGCACTGTGCCATCTTCAAGAATTGAATAATCAAAAGTCTGAGTATGAGAAATACCAAGTTTTGCCGCAGGTTGTATTGCTCTAAGAACATCTTCAAGAGTTGAATACTTACGTTCAGTAGTTACAGATTTATTGGTTCTTTTATCTTTTCTAGTTTCTTTTGCTGTACCTGTCCTATCAGCAGATTGAACTTGTGATTGAAAGATGGCAAGAGCTTCGGAAAGAGTTTGCGGAGAATCTGTTGTAGATTTCTTTGTGGTCATGTTTAATTAGTATTAGTAAACTAATAGTATACTAATCACAAATGGAGGATATTGCAATATATGCTCCTGGTAATTCATCTTTATTTATATATCTTTTCTTGGTATTAAGTTCAACAACAAGCGAATCATCTTCTAAAACACTCCCACCTGCACTTACAGACAATCCATCCAAAGTTGACCTAGAAAGCTTATCAATATCTCCATTACCCCTACTTGTACAAAACTTAGGTGCTGAAGGTTTTAATACATCTGCATTCTTTCCTGTTCCATAATGTGATTTAGGTCTAGGAAAAACAAATTCTATATCTGCTCTAACAGGTAAATTTAATGCTCCTGATGAATAACATTCAATAGCAGCTTCTTTTACATCAGTTCTCCAAGGTTTTACCTTCTTAGATGCTTCGATCATTGCACCCCAACGTGTAAGGGTTTTAGACCCTTGAGGAGCAGGGATTCCCACCACCCTAATTGTTATTTCATTCATGCTGCGTTACTCATTACGAAAACTGGTTGATACCATCTCATTTTACGCTCTTTTCTGTTTTTGCCTTTCAATACTGTATGCCAATGACCTCTTCTCCAGTGTGGCTTAATTTTTCTTGTATTACCTGATATAACAAAATCTTTCTCATCCATCTTTGGCTTTATCTTAATTACTCTTCGAGTGAAATCTTTTCCAACCCAAGATATAGCACTTGGTTTGATTGGAGATTGTACCTTTATTTTTTTCTGTATATCAATAACTCTTGAAGGTATATATTCTTCTGTGATTATGTCAGGTTGTTGATTCATTAATAAAAGTAAATTTACTACAGTTGAAAACTGTTGTTCATAATATTCAACTTCTTTTTTGGTGTTTGGTCGATTTACATGATTACCTATCAACTCATCACCAAATTTAGGCATTTTTAAATTTTTCCAATTAAAAGCAAAATAATAAATTTTACTTTCGTCAACAACAAAATTGACATAAACATCAAAGATTTGTAAATGACTTTCAGGCTCTTCATCTAACTTGCTATTTTTTAAAGACCATTTATGACATTCAATAAAAGAATATTTAATATCATTGATGTTGTTTGAATGTAATAAAAAGAAACTAGGATTTACTATGTTTGGTCTTTCACTTAAAACTAAATTATCAGTATTGGTGTTTATTAAAGAATTACATAGGTCATCTTTTAGATAATATGCTGGAGAATTGTAGATATATTGCTTATTTCTATGAGGACAATTTATATGTTCTCTTGCTAAATCTTGCCAAGAATAAAAGTTTTGTGGAGATTTGTATTTATATAAAAACTGTCCTCTTGTAATTTTTCCAGGATCTTGTTTTTTAATAATTTTTTCTGTTACTTTTTCTTTTTTACGTCTTTCTGCAAAAGCAGCACTTAAATCTTTTTTAGCTTTTTGTTTATTAATTTTAGGTATTTCATTAGGATTATTAACTGTTACCCACTTATCTCCTACCTTCATCTGCAAGTTACCAGTATTTGGATGAACCCATAAATCACCTTCTTTTGCGTCACCTCTACGTTCAACTATTTTTCTAGTCGGATTATTATCTTTTTGAATATAAAGGTTTTCATCTGATGATTTATTAATTTTTTTTGTGTTTCGATATTTACCACCTCTTTTTTTATATTCAGATTTAATCCAATTTGTAGCATACGATGATGGAAAAACTTTAAATTTTTTTTTAGCTTCACGTTTTATTTCTGCAAATAGACGTTTATCAATACATTTATGACCCAATTTCGTATAATTCTTTTCAATATGTCCTTGATAATATTTTTCTAATTTATATTGATATTGTTGTTCAGATAATTTTTTACCTTTTTTAAATCTAGAAGGTTTTGGCATATTTAATTTAATAATAGATATAATTATATATAACTATATATCTTATTATATTATTTTTCAAGTGTTCTTATTCTTTGTTTGATATTCCAATCTCTTACTATATATTCTTTAAGAGTCAGTTTTTTTTGATACCACAACCATTCATTATCTGCCTGTTCCTTCCATAATTTTTTAATTAAATACTTTTTTCTTTCTTCTAGTTCTTTATAAAAACATTTCATAAATTAACACCCCATTTTCTTTTTAGCTTAGAATTTAATTGTTTTCTTTTCTGTCTTTTCAAACTAAGGTATGTGTCATTCAATTCATCAATCAAGTGACTAAAGTCTCCCTGCGATGACATTTCTAATGACCTTTCAAAGTTAACAATTGAAGCTTTGATTAGCTCTAAGTCTCTACCTGAGACATCAAGTATATATCTCATTCAAAGCACCTTTGATAATTGTGCTTTTTGCCATTCATTAAGAACATTTATCATTTTTTGTATTAGTTCATCTGGAACTGCCCGATCAGTTACAACTTTATCTTGTAATTCGAGTAAATGAAAACTTATACAAGCGATCTCGTCTTGTGAGAAATATTTTACATTATCTATATTTTCTGGATTATAATCCGTCCTACCATAATTACCAGCACTTATTTGTTTGTCTAATTCTGCTTCATCCCAATCTGAAATTAAAAGTAGTAACTCTCTAATTCGATTTCGTGCAGCTTTTTTTCTTTCTTCGTATTTCATTTTTGTCCTCTTAGTTTGATATCTACGGCTATTGTATTTCCTAGCATTTTTTTTATCTTTTGCACTTCATCTTCTGTCAAATCATTAAATATTTCATATCTTGCAACTCTATTCTTTGCAAACATTTTATGTATCTTCTTTTCTAATTTTTTATAATCATCTCTTGCTGGACTTACTGCAAGCACTTCATCAGGTAATTGCTGTCTTACTCTATTTTTTATATTGTTTTTACAAGAGCAGCCTACTTTATGACTATTAGCACTTTTAAAGAAATATACATGACCTAATTCTTTTTTCTTTTCTACAACACTATCAGGATTAGGAGTCCAACCATTCTTCCAACCTTCATCCATAGCTTGATCATGCCATTTTGATTTACCTTTTACATATTTAAGAAAACCTTTTTTAATTAAATATAATTCAGCTTCATGATCACTTTCAATTTTATATGTAGGTTCACCATTATGATAAATACCTGTTTCTTTAAAAATTAAACCAAATTTTTTATATATTTCTTTTTCCGTCATACCAAACAACTTTTCATAAGGTTTTGCTTCTTCTCCAAAACTAACTCCATTGATAGCCAATTTCCCATCAGAAGTAACTATAAATTTATTAGTAGATCCTGTAGTGCTAGATAGTAAGTTCATATCAAAACACTACCTGTTTAGCTTCAAACTTTTCCCATGCTTCCTGCCAAGCATCTTTGCATCGCTGGACAGGTTGATCTTCGTTCAACATACACTTGCCTTTGTATGCCCAGATCGTATTGCAAATATCAGGTTCGATATCACAATTCAACTTAAGCATTTCGATATAGCAACCTAATTGTTTATCTGTTCTATAAGGCTCTCTCCAACCTGTACGTTTTTTAAAGTCATATGTTGTATTTCCTTTAGTTTTAAGATCAATCAATCTAATCTTCTTAGCTTTTGTATCGTATCCAATAAGATCAAGCTGACCTCCAACATCCTTGATAGGGTTAGACATCATATATTCAACACCCATAGGTTCAAAATGTGTGAACAGTTCAAGTTCAAACAATGGGATAGCCCATTCTTCATAAATACCCATATCAATATCTTTATTACCTAACATCTTCTGTTCTAAGCAGTAATGAACAGTTTCTCCTCTTGGTTGCCAG